ACTGTATGAACTTGTTGGCTCTTGAATAGTACCGTTAATACTAACAATAACACCAGCTGTACTAGCAGCTTGATTCAGTGTAAATGCAACAGTGCTGTTGTCTCCACTCAATGTCTGATTGGTAATAGAACCAAACTCACTACCGCCTACGTTTTCCCATTGAGATCCGTCGTAGATTTCAACAAATCCAGTTGTTGTGTTAAATCTCATGTCACCAGCAGTTGGTGATCCTGGGCGTTGTGCTGTATTGCCTACAGCAATACCAAGTGCAGTTGACGTATCAATTTGCACTGTACCACTGCCGGTAACTTCAAATATAATACTATCGCCAGCGTTTACAGTACCAAGTGTAGTATCGTTAACTGTAAGGTTACCAAGCTGACTGCTTGATCCAACACCAAACGTGCCAACATATCTGGCGCCAACAATGTAAATTGATTTGCCTGTGACGCCTGTATCAATTTGGCTTGGAATGTTTTCGCCGTTAAAGTTAAGCACACCTGCTTGGTAGTCAAAGAACCAGCCATCTTCGTTTCCTGATCCTGATTGGAATAGCTGTGTCCCTGTGCTTTGAGGAGCGGCTGCTCCTGTAGTATCTACATAAACTTTAACAAGATAAGTTGATCCAAATTCAGTTGGGATCCAATCTGTTAAGTTGGTTTTCCAGGTTTGGTTATCAGGCGCGGTTAAATCTTCAGTACACTCAACAGTTGCACTGCCGCCTGCTGCATCTTGATAAATTTCCACAATGCTGCTGGTTGCACTAGGTTTAACGCTGGGTATTGATCCCGATTGTTGCCAAACTCGGTCACCGCGCATCAATAGCGGAGACGGAATACTTTCGTTAAACGCTTCTTTGTTTGATGGAGGAGCTGTCTTGGCAACGCCAAAACCCAGTTTCTTCCAGAGAAAGTCAACTTTGGTGCTATCTGCGAGTGCCATTAGCTTGCTACTCCTACACTAACACTGGTAAGTGTTTCGCCGCTTGCTAACGCAATGCGTACTAAAACGTTGTTACCTGTTGAATTTGAACTGTTTTCACTACCCAGTGTCATGGTGTAAGCAGCGTTAATTGAACTACCGGTTGGAATTACGTCGGCACCAGTTAGCGCACAACCCAACGAGCCGTTACCACCGTTGCCAGTGTCATCGCCTGGTACACCAGAACCTGCGTATTGCACAGTACCGTCTACCCAACCATTTTGTGTGCTTGCATTGTCAATGGTAGTACCAGGAGCAGCAATCCAAAGTCCTGTAATACCGGTTGAACTGTTTAAGCTGATATCAAAGTTGGCCATTGTCGCTCTGCGGAACGCAAATGTAAAGTACTGTGTGCCGCTCCGACCTGTATTGAGATCAGGACCAGCTGGCAAATATCCACTGCTAAAGTCTGTGGTAAAGTGATCTAGTGTTCCCCAACGCACAACTGCTTCCTGTGTTCCGGCAATTGTTTCTGCACCACTCCAGGCATTAGATGTATAATAATTTGTTGCACTGTTAAATGCAGGATTGTCTTCTGCACTGCCCAGTCCTGTAATTCGCAATCCGTCATCGTCATACACACTGCCAAGCGCATCTGCAACAGGAATGTTTTGCTCATCAAATCCTGTTAAACTTGCACTGTAGATTTGAATTAATTTGTCAGTGATGTTTACTACACTGCTTGATCCGTTAACATTGAACATCTGTGCATCAAGATATCCAACTGCTCTTGCAGTTCCGTTTACATTTACAGTGATTGTGCCCATGGTGTAGTCACTTGCTACACCAGTTTGTGCTATTGGTATACCGCCACTTAAAAATGTAGGAGTTCCATCAATTTGTGCATAGGTTTTGGTTTGTGTGTTAAAGATAGTACCACTCGTACTTTCTTGCAGTGTTCCTGTTGTAAACTGTATAGGAGTGCTTGTGTTTCTGTATGTTTGTCCAACCAAATCCCCTACTGCTAATCCTGTAACAGTGATAGTCGGTGAGCCTGTGTTATAATACGGTACTCCAGAAATATATCTGTAAGTTCCGGCTGTGCTTTCTGCTATCACTGCACTGGCTTGTACCACACTTGGTACGGCTGTCATGTCATCTTTGACAAAATCAACAAGATTTGTATCGCCGGCACTGGTGTGACTGAGTTTTGCATCGTTGTAACCAACGCTGATTCCACTTAAAGCACGCTGCCAGCGTGCATCAAACACTTTAGCAAAGCCGCTTGGGTATGTGCTAGCTGAAATTTCATCGTGTGCATCACCATCAGCAACAACAATTAAATCTGTATATGTTCCGGTTGCATTGCCTCCTGAGGTAAATGTTACATTACCAGCAGATGAGTTGTTGAATATAGCCGACAGTGTTCCTGATATAGCAGTATTTGCATTTGTAACATTGTTCGTATTAATGGTTGTAGTTGTTGTGTACCGTGTGACACTTGTTCCTGCCGCAACAATGTTGCCGCCGCTGTTGTCTGTAGCATTAGCTGCTAGCAATGGCGATGTTCCTTGACTTGAATCTTGCAAACTCAATGTTTTAGTGCTTAATGCACCCGGCTGTGCAGGATTTGCATTGATTTGAATATAGTTGCTCTTGACTTCACTGTCAGATTGTGCTATAGTAGCAGGAGTTCCATACACGTCTAATTCAACTGTGTAGTTGCCTGTGCTTGGATAGGTGTTGGTAATATTACCTCCACCCGGTGTTCCTGCACCACTGGTAATGTTGCCTGTTGTATTGCCGTCGCCAAATGTCCAGTCAAAAGTTGTTCCGTTTTGACTGGTGTTGTCAAATGTAAACAATGCTCGATCAGCACTGTCACGATAGTCAGTAAACACATAACCATCCTGTGCATTGTCGCCTGATCTGTCACTGACAGTAACTGCGGTTCCTGTGTAGATTGCTCTTACATCTGGTTCAACTGTGATTGTTGTAATGCCACTAACAAATGGTGAATTGGTACTGCCATTTCTAACTTGCAGTGTAACATCAAATGTCTGACTGGTGCCGCCTGATTGGTTACCTGAACTGAGTGCAAATGTATGATTGATAGTAGATCCAGGATTGCCTGCAACTCCGCTTTGTATGTTAACGTTAGCTGATGTGCTATCACCCCAAGTCCAAAGATATTTTTGTTGACTGCCAAAAGTAGCAGTGGTGCCCGGATCAGTGGCAACAGTGTTTGTAAATGTTACTACCCCGCCTGATGTTGCTTCTTCGTTAACAACTGTGGTTGCACTGGCACTGAACTGGCTGGTATGATCACTGTACACACTAACTGTGCCAGGCGCACTGTATACTGTAACCGGAGTTGGTCCGGCAGTGTTTGATGTGCCGGCAAGTACAATTGTGTATTGCTCATCGCCACCTGCATTGGTATAGGTGTTTGTAAGTGTTGTCCAACTCAATGCTGGAGTTGTATTTGCAGCACCATCTCCCCAATCAAGTTCATAACTGGTTGTTACGTTTGTTGATGTATTGTTAATTTCAGCCGCTGTGCCGCTGTCAATACTGTTGTCTGTTATAGTAAACGACGGTGCAGGATTTGGAGTGTAAAGTGTAATGTAGTTGGTTTTGGTATTTGAATCAACTGATCCTTTTGCTCCCAAAGATACATTGCCTTCATAAGTTCCGTTGCTGTTAAATGCAGTTAGCACAACAGTGAATTGCCCGCCCGAGGCATCATTGTATGTGTGGCTGACATTGAGTCCACTTGTTGATGTATTGCCGTCGCCAAAGTCCCAAAGATAACTGTCGGCATTTCCAATTAGACTTCCTGTAAACGACACAGTCTGCGGACTTGGTCCTGCAAGTGGTGTACCACTAAAGTCAACTTGCCCAACATAAGTTCCATTGGCAATGTTTAATGCAACTTGGTTAAGATCATCAAGACCATCTGTTACATATGTACTGGTTGACCAACCATCATAGGCAACATTGGTTGTTAGATCTCCATCTGTTGGTGTACCTAAACTGATAACATTACCAGTTAGACCGCCAACATTACTGATTGGAATAAAACTGAGATTGCCTGCACCATCGGTGCTCATAACCTGGCCTGGCGAACCGCCAGTGATTTCAACGTTGCTAACTGCACCCAATGACAATACACTGCCAGAAAAATCTAGAGGACCTTCGGCGGTGATGCTGTTTCCAGTAATAACAATATTACCGATAGACGCATCATCCGGTGTGGTAATAGCATGAGTTGCTGAAGTTGTGTTAACGCCAATTCTGTTATTAGCCACATCAACAAAAAAAGCATCAGTGTCGATTGCTAAATTTGTGCTTCTTTGTAGATTGTCTGCTAATGCGTTACCGGTGACTCTTGCAATGGCCATTGTGTATCTCTACCCCTTACTTCGCAGTATTTATCGATAAGTTACGGAGTAGAGCCAATACCATGAATAACGTTGATTGGTTCACCAGTTAGTGGCGCGGCTGAGAATGTAATATCGTTGCCGCCGCCTGTGATAGTGTAAACTGTTGGTTGCTGATAGATATTTGAAACAAATACAAGCACTTGATCCTCGTCACTGACTGACGTACTCAGTGTAAATGTCAATGTTGAATTGTCACCTGTAAAGCTGTCTACCACAATGTTGGCTTCACCAGCAACTGATATACTTTTAAAAACAGTACCGTCAAAATACTCCATTGCGCCTGTACTGGTGTTGTAACGAAATGCACCAAACAATGGATCAACTGGACGATTGGATGTAGGACCAAATGGAATTCTGGTTGCAGTGTTAGTGTTCGGTATCAGTCTGTTTTTGAGAAAGGTGCCAGCAGCCATATTAGATGCTCGTGTATGAAACTACAGCATTAATTCCTGTTGCCACATTTGCTGTAACACTTATTGTGTCACTGGCTTCGAGTAGAAGTTTTTCGCCGCCTGCATACAGTTGATACTGATCCAATGCTGCAATATCT